GTCCGCGAATGATCGAAATATCTCTGCAAGAGCTTTCATTGTTTCATTATCATTCTGTTCCATGTTCATCCTTCCCCCCTCCTTTCCTCATCTCTTCACACATCCGGCTCCCTTGCCAACGGGATGCCGTACTGTTATTTGCTGTTATTGGTTGCTATTGGTTGTTATTTGTTCGTGGGGATTTGAATTTTACACTCGTTTGTGCGTTTCTGTAACTGATTATACACCCATTCATGCATATTGTCAATGTTTTCTAAGTCAAAAATATGCACAAACATTCGTGCTTTTGTTTGTTGATTATGCCTATTTGGGTATTTTCTTTCAAAGCAGATTGACAAGTTCACCCATTTGTGCTATTATGTTTTTCAGGAGGTGATAAAATGCTTGATAATTCAGAACAGCTTAAAAAAATACGTAAAGAAAGAGGTCTGACTATCCAAGCGGTATCAGAAGGAGCAGAAATACCAATCAGAACGTACCAGAATTATGAATATGGTAAACGTGAAATCAGCGCTGAAGCACTTAACAAACTTGCTGATTTCTACGGTGTGACAACTGACCGGCTGCTTGGAAGAGAACCGAAGCAGGATCCGCTCGCCCTCCTCGGCATCAGGAACGACGAGAAGAGCGCACTTGACGCATATCTGAAGCTGGACGAGAAGAACCGCCAGATAGTCATTGACGCCATGATCGCCCTGGGTGACGCTGCACGGAAGAGCCGGGAGCTGAGCTCTCAGGAGCTGCGGCAGATGATAACAAAAAAATTCTCCTTTCTGCCTACAAGCGCAGGCTCAGGAGAATGGCTCGATGATGAGAATATAGAATACAAGGACTTTCCCGACAGCCCTCAGGTACGTGAGGCTGATCTTATCATACCCGTTGAAGGCAGCAGCATGGAACCGGAGATCTCAGACGGCGACAGGCTGTGCGTCAAGCTCTGCGATGCTGTCAAGGTCGGAGAGACCGGGGTATTCATCGTTGACGGCACCGGCTACGTCAAGAAGCTCGGCGAAGACAGACTTATTTCTATCAACGAGGAATATGATGATATATACGCAGCAGAATACAAGTGTGTCGGTAAGGTCATCGGCAAGGTTGAGTAATGAAAGGAGCTGACATTATGGAGATAATCAAATATCCCTCTGAGGAAGAGGTTACAAAGGCAATGGCAGCAGATGAACCGCTGCTCGTCCTCATTTCGTTTGACGGCAGCAAGGCGATCATGGCTCATATTGACGAGGCTGTCGAGCACCACATACTTCTGATGAAGACAGGCTACAAAGACACCGATATCGACAAGTTCTTCCGCATAGTCCTCGACAAGAGCGGTGCTGACTGGACTTTCGTATGCCCGCCGGACTACAAGAACATCCCCTTTAAGGATAAACGTATCGAGGCTTTCTATAAGGACGGGTTCTCGGTGATCTCTGAGTTTCTGCACTCGATAGGCTATCTCGTTGGCATCGACATACCAAAACGCTACCGCAGACACCTCGACGTTCTGACAAGCGACAGCTATTGAAGCTGTACGCCCTCAAAATCAAACGCTACAGCACGTCTGTTCTTTTCATAGTATGTTTACCCTATGAGGGGCAGGCGCGTCAAAAAAAGGGCGTTTTTGATGTAAAAAGAAAAATCCCCCACGGTGCTGGTAACACCGCAGGGGATCACAAGGAGATATGTTTATTGAATCCGTTTCCATTATATCATATCTCCGCCGAAAAATCAACAGGAGAGTGAGAATATGGAAGGATATCTCGTCTATCTCCGCAAGTCCAGGTCAGACGGTGAGCACGAATCCGTTGAGGAGGTGCTCGCAAGACATGAGAAGCTGCTGCAAGAGCACGCCGTTAAGATACTCGGCGAGCCTGTCCCGGAGAGCTGCATCTACAGGGAGGTAGTCTCCGGCGAGACCATACAGGACAGACCGGAGGTCAGGAAGCTGCTCGACAGGATACAGCAGGAGCCTGTCAGGGGAGTGCTCACGATAGAGCCGCAGCGTCTGAGCCGCGGAGACCTGAGCGACTGCGGTACGATAATCAGAGCGTTCAGATACACCGATACGCTCATCATCACACCGACCAAGACCTATGACCTTGCCGACAAGTTCGACAGGAAGTTCTTTGAAATGGAGCTGACGCGCGGCAACGATTACCTTGAATACATCAAGGAGATCATGATGAGAGGCCGTCTTGCATCAGTCAGCGAGGGAAACTTCATCGGCTCCGTCCCGCCTTACGGCTACGATAAGGTCAGGTCAGGCAAGAGCTACACCCTTGCCCCGAACGATGAAGCGGACACGGTGCGCCTGATCTTCCGTCTCTGGACAGAGGAGAAGCTCGGGACTACCCGGCTCGCAAACCGTCTCAACGAGCTCGGCATCAGACCGAAGAAGGGCGATTACTGGACCTGTGCCAGTATAAGAGAGATGCTGCATAACCCGGTCTACATCGGAAAGATACGCTGGAACTGGAGAAAGACGGTGAAGACCATCGAGAACGGCGAGATAAAGAAGACTCGACCGAAGTCCTCCGAGGATACCTGGATAATGGTCGAGGGAAAGCATCCGGCCATCATCGATGAGAAGACCTTCGATGCTGCACAGGCACTCTTCGGGAACGCTCCGAGGAACAAGGTCGGCAAGGAGCTGACGAACCCGCTCGCCGGAATGCTCCGCTGCGAATGCGGGAAGGCTATGATATTACAGCCGCAGCAGCGCTCCGCCCCACGTCTTCACTGCCGGCATCAGACGCACTGCGGCAATAAGTCCGCTACATACGAAGCCGTCGAGGAAGCTGTTATCGCCCAGCTTAGCGAGTTGATCGAGCACATAGAGGTAATGATACGGAACGGCGAGGATCCTGCAAGCATAAATGAGGACATAATCCGGAAGCTGAGCAAAGAGCTTAACGATATCGAGACGCAGCAGGATAAGCTGTATGACCTCCTCGAGCAGGGCGTATACACGAACGCCGTGTTTCTGCGCAGAAATCAGGCTCTTGCTGAACGCCGTGACAAGTGCCGGTCGGCTCTCGATCAGGCAAAGGCAGCCGGCTCCCCTGTCCCCCTTGAAAAGCGCCGGCTCATGCTGATGGAAGCAATAGGGACACTGAGAGACAATACGGTCTCCCCGAAGGAGAAGAACGAGCTCCTCAGACTCGTCATCAGAGAGATCAAATACAGCAGACAGGCAGGCTCCAGAACCAAATGGGATACTACCCCGTTCAATCTGGAGATATCTTTCAACTTCTGACATACATCATAAATGGGCTAACGATTCTGCCCAATTATGATATATACAGCAAAAACTCCCCGAAGCACGGCGCTCCGGGGAGTATTTTTTTCAATCTATAAGCCCACTGAACTCGTGGTCGTCGATCAGTACGTCATCGAGGTATACTTTCAGCCGGTGCTGCTTTTCTGCTGCGACAGTCTCACCGGGGAACTTCGTCCCACGCTGGAATGTCTTTATGTAATTCCTTCCGTCGCGCTCGTCGCCGAACCAGTGAGCGTTTGCATAGGGCTCTGTATCTCTTGTGTCTACATGGCAGGCATTATTCATCATTCCGATGCCGCCGAAGCCGATGCGCTCAGCTGCCTCGGCTATGTCCTCAGCCGGATACAGGGTGCCGTCCTGCTTCTTAACCACGATGTCAGCAGCTATGTTCCGGGTGTGAGCGTCCGTTGCTGAGCCCTTCACGCTGACGCTGTACTTCGGGCATCTATAGCCGCTGTTGATGATTATAGCCTTCGCACCCATAAGAGTGTGCAGCTTTTCAAGCCTCTCGATCAGGAGCGCGGAAGGGCTGCCCTTTCCGCACCCGCACTTGCAGATGAATTCCGTACTGTCAAAATGTTCTGAGAGTTTCATTCTTCGTCCTCCTTATCCTTTAACTGCTTTAATATGGACATGAGCTTCTTCGGCAGCGGGAGCCCGAGTGCTGCTGCGTTCTCCAGGATGCTTATCCCTTCGTTTGCAAGGTAGAACCCCGCCACCGCCGACCGTGCGACGTCCTCCACGTTGAGCACATGGGCGTCAAGCAGATGACCGACCGCAACAAGCAGCAGGATCACGACCTTCTTCGAGATTCCTATGAACCCGACCTGTGAGGAGAGCTCCTTCCGCCTGATCGCCACGAAAACACCGGTGATGTAGTCGATAACCATGAACGCAATGAGCGCGTATATCAGGCCGTTTATCTCGCCTAAGAGGAAGCCGCAGAGAGCGGAGGCAGCAGCTGTGATGAACTGGATTATCTTGTTCATTATGCTGCCTCCTTATACCGACGTACCGGTGAATTTCACCCATGACTTCCATCCAGACGAAAGCTTCACTCTGCGGTACACTTCCGGCAAACCGCTTGTTGTGTTCTCGATAGCCACTATTTCTTGCAGGTAGTTGCTGTCTGATGTAAATCTGCTGACAGTCATTCTGTACGGATTTACTGTAGGGCTGTTAGATAGAGTACTGCCAACAGACGAACCGGTACAATGATAGATACCGGGAGTTGTTAAGTCATTAAGATCGGTATTCTTGGCGATATCCCAACCACGTTCTCCGACTGCATTAACCATCTCCCAAGGCTGCCATGCGCCTCCGGCGGAAATGTTCTTAACTCTTACGAATGTGCAGTAAACGTTCTGAATTCGGGCGATATAACAAGTCTGTTTCAGATATACAGCACCTATCATCACGTTCTCAACCCTGATATTGAAGTTACCGTTGGGAACAGGGAGATTTGATGCTGAACTACCGACTACGTTGTATCCGTACCAGATGCCCTCAGTTGTGAGTGTGTCAAGGTCAACGTTCTCTGAAAGCTGCGTCGTGGGATCAGCCTTGTACTTCTTCCAAGGCTGCCAGGAGCCGGTATAACGTCTCTTATACCATACACCGGTATCATCGTTGGGGACAAGGATCTGTATATATCGACTGCCCGCAACTGATGGGATCGTTACGCCGAAAAAAGCTGACGTAACGTCGGCAGGAATGTTGTCAATTGACGTTGCGATCGCCGATGTTGACGCATACCATTTGTCCGGTGTAGTAAGAGAGTTGAGGTCCCCACCGCTCGACAGCGCAGTTCCCAGTACAAACACGTCCTCTCCGCTCAGGCCTCCGAGCTTCTCCTTTTCATTAGTTGTATAGTCTTCCGTTGACAAGCCTTTTCCAGCTATCTTGTCAACCTTGTTTCCAACCTCTGCTGCAAGTGCCGCATAGGCTTCATCTATCTTGTCGCAGTTCCCGTTCAGCGGGGCGACATCAACCGCCTCCGTCTGATCCGGCTTGACAAGGTGCAGATTAGTTGTTTCAGATGCCATGCTGTTTCAGCTCCTTCCATTTGAATTGCCTCATTTCCTTCCATGTATACGTGCGGCAGCTCTGCCAGTCAGGCAGCGCCTTCAGACGCGCGTCCTTCAGCTCGCGCTGCATGGCTGCGTTCTGCTTGTCCTCCAGCGTCTTGCCGGAGCTCACTGTATTCCTCATATACGCCGGTCTGAGATTGACCATAGTCATGCTCTCCAGCCTGATCGTCAGCACCTCGCCGGTCAGTTCGTCTCGCTCAATAGCTGTGATCTCCTGTACATCGTCAACATTGAGCTCCGATACGTGGACTATACCGGAGTCGCCGACTCTGAGCTCCTGAAAATCAGGAAAGTCCTTATACCTCGGATCTCGCCGCATATCAGCGACCTTGATCTCGTAGGTGGTTTTGGGATGATTGATGTTCTTGTGATATTCAGCGGTCGCATTTATAAGGCGCTGCATATTGTCCTCGACCTGATTTTCAAAGTTGAACTTGACGACGAGTGGCCTGGCATGGTGCAGAACCCAATGCCATCCGCTTGGATCCCCGTCATACCATGTATTGCCGTAGTAGTAGCCATAATTATCATAGGCATGGATCTCAGTGTAAAAGTCTGTAAAATCCACCTTCTGCTTGATATATTCAATCTCACGGCTGTATCTGAGCCGGAAAGCGTTCTCCTTTGCGTACTGCATACGTGTACAGATAGAAACGTAGAAGTTATCCCTGTAGAGCTCTCCGCCGTAGATATTGACGAAGCAGCTGTCCTCCCCTATCAGGGTACCCATGACTGATACGTTGAACCAGTCAACTGAATCATGCTGTCCGCTGATATCCGTATGAAGATTGAACTCATAGGGTGTGAAGTACTGCCCTGCAAACGGTCCGATCTTAGAGAGGGTGCTTGAATTGACGAAGTCAAGGAACTGTGCAGCGTTTCCCGCCGGCATGGTTATCTCACCGATTCGCTCGTCAGCCAGATCGTAGCTGATGTGCTTAGCGTGTACAGTGATAAATCTTCTGTCAGCACTTATCTCAGGCTCCTGCAGATCAATGCGGAAGAGCTGCCCTCCTACCTTCAGGACATTCTGTGCCAGGAGATACTTCCATTTCTGCCACTCTGTATCAAGCGGATGAACAAGTGTGAGATCCCAGCGCCCGTTTTTTTCCTGCCATGAACGGCAGGATATAGGCTCTATAACTGCCAGACCGTTGCTCTCGAAGCCGTTCTGAGGCTCGTTAAGGTCGTAGACGGTGATAACTCCATGGCGTTCAAGGGCTGAGAGGTCAATACCCTCGACACCGGGGAGAAGATCATGGAAGGGATAACCTTCATTCCTGCACGGATCCAGACGCCAGTACTGTGCCGGATACGGAGCAGACATATCTTTAAGTTCCTCTATATCCTCATTGACAAGGCCGGACGGCGTTACTTCCCATGTTGCAAGCGCCTCGACTGCATACGCATTTGTCGCATATCCGAGGCCGGGAGGAGACGTCCACCTGACTGTGCCGTCTGCATGATAGAGCGTGATGACATTAGTGCTCCGGTCGAATGTGAACTTGTGAGCAATTGTGTCGCTTCCGGCTTCATAGTTTACATTTCCGCCGTCCTGACAAGTGCTGTAATAGTTGTAGGCATCTCCTTTAATGTAAAACGTTATTATTGAGCCGGCAGTCGTATTAACGACAAAGCCGTCCGTCACATTCTTCCAGTACATGAAATTCGATGCGTGAAGGCCGTTGGCTTCGTAATACAGGATGAAGTAAAGATACTCTCCTTCAAAGTCCTTATGGAAATGGCTGCTGTAAGCCCCTATTTCAACATATACGGACGGATCGGGATTCGTATTAATAACTGAGCCCATTGTATCACCTACCTGCAAGGGAAGCCGTGACTGTGAAGCCAGTCTTTGTTCCGTATCTGTACCGAGGTTCCCTGTATGAAGTTACTGCTGACATTCGCTGAACCGGTTTTATCAATGTTGATAACAAAAGGTGCGACGCCCCCGTAAGCTATGGAGGAGAATCCGTCGAAAGTACAATCTATATATGAAGCATCGGAGCTGTCCGTGAACGTCACCTGAGCACTCTGCCCGGCCAGTTCACCTGTCACAAGGCAGGATCTGAGACGAGGATAGTATATCGGCTGGCTTGCACCGCTCTCTCCGGAGAAGTCGATTCTTGAGTTTTCAAGGTTGAGCGAACCACTGTAGCCTGTGTAGAACACGCTGCTACCGGCAAGATGACACCTGAATGAAGATTTATCAGTATTGATCGTGCAGCCGTCAGAATTGAAGAATTTTGAATTACCGTAAAGCTCTCCTGCCATTTCACATCTGAGAAGGTTAAGAGTCATATGATTGTTGGCGGCACATTTGACAAACGTGGCACTTGTGAGATAGCTGTTGATGACCTTCAGATCCTTGATGGTTATGCCGTGCAGGCAGTAGTTACCTGGAGTGAATATTGTTCCGAAGCTTCTGATATTCCTGATCTCGGCACCGTTCCCGTCTATCTCGTTGCAGTACATTTCAACCGTGGGAGCACCCTCAGGGTATTTCTCGTTGAGGTCCCACAGAGCTCCGGCAGGGAGTCTGACATACGCTTCTCCCACATTTGCCGCAGCAACAAGCTCATCCCAATCCTTAGGAATATAAGGATCGTTCTGTGTTCCTGATCCGTTCATTACAGCCACCTCTCTCTCACATTAACTATACAAGAAGTCACATCACCGAAGTGATAGAAGCCGTTGCTGCCAGACTTGAGCAGAGGGAAGTTTCCGTAGGTATACTGCATGATCGGATGTTTCACGTTATTCTCCTCATAGTAGGCAACAGAAACGGCAGAATCAAGATATATCGTCTTACCGGCAAGGTTCTCAGGCAGCTCTATCCTCAGATCCTCGCCGTTGACATTGACGTGCAGCGTTCCACTGCCGACTATTGATATCAAAGGTTCTGCCGGAGCACTTCCCGGATTATCAAGGCGATAGTACCAGCCTGATGCGCCCGAAGCGTGTGTCATATCGACAACAGCAGGCTCTACGGCTCTTGCGAACGGTCTCAGGGAGAAGCTGACAGGCAGCTCTCCCATGAGTGCAGCAACGGCCTTAGGCTCGAGCTTGTTAACGTATGCCTCCAGATACTCTGTCGGCGACGTCGAGAGCTGGAGCTTTCCAAAACCGTGCAGCGTACCATAAATTCTGTCGAGAGTAGCTGCATCCGCATCCGGTATCGCTGTCTGGATCGTCAGCTCCGCATTGTTGTAGATGCCTGAGCCGATCATCAGCTTGCAGTATTCTCCCGGAATAGCCTCCTCCCGGACGTCCTCCTCCCATGACGGACGAAGGATCGGCTGTGTGACGATCAGACCGAGGTCAAGGGAAGATACCCCGTTGAAAAGAAAATGGCTCATATTCCAAGTCCCTCCTCACTTCTCCTGGTCTCGAGTGCAAGCTCCTCGCCGAGCTTGCGGATGTCATATCTTCCGGATACAGCAGCGTTCACTGTGATCTGATTGTAGATCACGGTCCTCTTACCTGCTGCTGCGGCCGGCGTGTTCCTTGCTGTTGTGGTAAGCGGTGTGATGTGTGCAGCACCGTTTACTATCCGGATAAGCTCAGGCCCTGCCTCGGCAACAATGCCCTCACCCTCACGGAGCGTTCCTCCAGATGCAAAAGCACTGATTCCGGAATAAGTTCCACCCTTATACATGGCTGCATCAGAAGCGCTGTTAATTTTCCTTGTAATGAGCTGATCTGTTTCGTATATATAACGAGTTATTGATGTCTGAAGATTCGTTCCGAAGCCATAGGCAAGCACATCACCGAGAGCTGCTCCTGTTCTGCTGCAAAAATCAGTCAACGATGAGGTATCAAAGCTATCAATTTCTGAAAGAGCCTGTACGATTGCCCTCTTTGCATCCTTACCGCTCTGATCCATGTTATCTACAAGATATCTGCCGGCTTCTGTAACTGTAGTCTTGAACTGCTCATTTGCACCGGCAATTGACTCCTTAGCATTCGTTTCATACTTCCTTTTAGCTGCGTCAACTGTTTCATTGAAATTTGCAAGCATCTCCTCATTGTTATCTGCCTGCTTTTTCATAGTCTGTAAGCTCAGGTCATCGATCGTCCTGTACAGATACTCTGCACTCTCATACTTACCTGCATAATACTGCTCATCGGCCTTTTCGTACTGCTCAATTACCCAGTTATTCTGCTCAATCTGTTTCCGCGCCTGTCTGAGACTTACTTCGTCCTCGATGATGCTGTCACCGGTAGCCTCTATGTTGGTATTAAGCTCGTTAAAATCCTTACCGCCAGTGGTGTGTATTTCTTTCACTCGTGCGATCCAACTCAGGTAGTTTCTTTCATTGAGATCGCCGTATTCATCAGATATAGCAGAATAGAAATCATTACCGAGAATATACTTGTACTTCTCTCTGTACTCCTCCCACTTCTGCTGATTTGCAGCGATATTATCTTCGAGCCCTATGATCTTATCAGCAGCCCCCGAATTCTGAGTCAGAGCCTCGGCATACATCTCGGAATAAGCGCCGCGGAACACTCCTGCTCGCTGCTTCCTGATAGTTTCCTCAATGGTCGCCTGAAGCTCCTTGTACTTCTGGATCTGACCGTCAACAAGCTGGATCTCAACGCCGGTCGCCTCTGTGAGCCTGCCGGTGATGAAAGATACTCTGTCCTCATAACCCTTCTTGACCTTGCCGTTCTCGTCAACAAGCTCCTGTAGCTCCTTGTAGAGGTTCTCTGTCACGTAGATCTCCGAGAAGTCTGTCCGGACCTGTTCCTCAGCGGTCTTCCTCAGCTCGTTCATCTTATCAGCATCCTTTGAGATGCTCTCTGCGAGCTCGTCCGCCTCCTTGGTGGCGCTCCTGTAGATCTCGTCAAGCCTTGCATCCTCAGCCTTCTTGGCTGCGTATATGTAAGAGCCTGTACCCACAACGAGTGCAGCAACAACTCCGGCAATACCTCCGGCGGAAGCGCCCGCTGCTACAGACAGCAGATCAAAACTGCCTGCAAGCTTAGTGACCTTGCTTATCTTATCAGCTGCGACAAGAGTACCTACAGCCCCGCCTATACCCGTTATAACAGGTATCAGCTTCTCGCCTGTATCGACTATCTCGGGCAGATACTCCACAGCTCCCTTGACGATCTTAGCGCCCTTGTCGAATACCTTCTCCAGCACTCTTTCAATGTCGGGCATCTTCTTCGTAACATACTGGATAGTATCTCTGAGCGTGGGCGTCAGCTTCTCCGAGAGGGATATCTTCATTCCGTCAACAGCGCTGTTGAGGAGGGTGATGTCACCCTGTAAGTTGTCCATCATCGTTTCAGACATACCCTGAGCTGCCTGATCGCTGTTCTGTATAGCTCCTGTGAGCTTCTCGATGTCGGCGGGCGCTGCGTTGATCAGAGCGAGGAAGCCGGACATTGCATTCTTGCCGGCTTCGTTCTCTGCATTGGCCGAGCGTTCAGACTCACTAAGCTTGTCCCATGCACCCCTGACGTCATTCAGGATATCAGACAGCTCGCGCATAGAGCCGTCCGCATTTGTGGCGCTGATCTCATACTCGCCGATCTCTTCTCCGGCTTTCGCAAACGCAGCACCGGTCAGGGTAACGCCGTCTGTGATGTTGGTCAGGATTGTTCTGAGAGACGTTCCGGCCATCGATGCCTTGATACCGCTGTTGGCCATAAGTCCGATAGCCGTTGCAACGTCCTCGATAGTGAAGCCGAGCGAACCGGCTATAGGGGCAGCATAGCGGAAGGTTTCGCCCATCATGGCAACGTTGGTATTCGCATTCGAGCTCGCAGCAGCAAGCACATCGACGAAGCGCTGTGTATCCTCAGCAGTCAGTCCGAAGGCCGTGAGAGCATCTGTCACGATATCGGAGGTATTGCCGAGGCTTTCACCGGAAGCGGCTGCCAGGGAGAGCACACCGTCTATGCCGGCCACCATGTCCTCAGTCTTCCAGCCTGCCATCGCCATGTACTGGAATGCGTCTGCTGCTTCGGCAGCTGTGAACTTCGTCTGAGCGCCCATTTCCTTGGCTTTGTCGGTCAGGAGCTGCATATCCTCAGCTGATGCACCGGATATAGCGCCTACGGAGGACATTGACGCCTCGAATGTCATGCCTGTCTTAACAACATCTGCGGTGAAGTTCTTGAGCTCGCGCGCAGCAGTCTTTATACCTTCGGCTACCAGATGTCCGAGAGCGACAGTGAATATAGTCAGTCCGCCGTTCGCGGTCTTCTCAGCTTTCTCGCCGAGCTCCTCGGTATCCTCACCTGCATCATCGGCAGCTCCGCCCATTTCGCGCAGCTTGTCCTCAGTCTTGTCAAGCTCACCGGTAAAGTATCTGATATCACCTTCGGTATTCTCGATCTCACGGCGGAAGGCTCTGTACTGCTCCTCGCTTATATTGCCGAGGCGAAGGTTTTCCTCAAGGGAGTGTTCTGCGGTCTCCAGGTCTCTGACCTTGAGCTCCGCACGCTCCACCTTGGCAACAAACTTGTCATAAGCTGCCTTGTCGATCTCGCCGGAGCGGAACTGAGCTTCAATCTGCTCCTGCTGCTTCTTCAGCTCTGTGAGTCTGTCCCTCGCCTTTGTGAGCTTATCCTGAAACTTATCGTATGCAGCCTTGTCGATATCTCCGTCACGGAGCTGATCTGAAAGACTTTTCTGAGCAGTTTTAAGAGAATCGAGCTTCTTCCGGCTCTCCTCGAGTGCCTTTGTGACTACCTGCTGCTTCTGATTCCAGAGCTCCGCAGAATCGCCGGAGGTACTCAGGGCCTTATTGATCTCTTTAAGCTCGGTACGAGCGCTTTTTACCTGTTTTTCCGCTGACTGTAACGCCGTACCCAGAGCGGAGGTGTCAGCTCCGATCTTTATCGTCAGTCCACGTATAAGCCTGTTAGCCATTATCCACCTCCGAATACATCTCTGAGTGAGCCTCTGTCAGGCTCGGTCTGCTCATAATACCAGGCGTTTTCAAGGTATTCCCTGCCCTCCTTTGATTTTTCAAGGCTCCATATAACTGCATCATGCAGCAAGCCCCAGAAGGTAAGGACGTCCATGCCTGAGACCTCGGTATATGAGCAGCCGGTATAGTCTATCACCCACTTCATATCTCCGCTTGATACCCTGTAGAACGCCCTTTCTCCCTCGACAGGATAAGAGGGCGTTCTCAGTTTGGGTTTTCGTTCTTCTCCTGCTTCACCCAGTCAAGGAAATCATCCCAGAAGAAGCTAAAGTCATCCGTTGTGAACGTGTCAAGGACATCGTCAGCAGTGAAGATGATGCCCTCCTCATTGCGGCTGTATACCTCCGCCATGAAGCGGAACACAGCCATATCATTATCGGCAAGACTCGTCCTGTCGATATAGTACTGACGGACTGTAGGGGGCAGGACCGTTATAGTCCTGCCGTCGCTCAGTGTGATTTTCAGTGTTCTCACTCAGATCAGCCTCCGGAAACTACAGTCACAGCACATACAGCGCTGTACTCTACGCCGTCAACGGTAACAGATGCCGTGATATCCGTAGAGCCTGCTGCTGCACCTGTTACGGTACCGCTTGCAACAGTAGCCTTTGTGGAGTCAGATGACGCCCATGTAACTGTGCCGCCTGCGGGTACTGTAGTCGCTGTGAGCACTGCGGAAGATCCTACAGTGATGGTGAGGGCGCTGTTATCAAGTGAGATTCCGCCTGACTTGGCGATTACCTCTTCCTCGTAGATCAGGAGCGTTCCCTCATTGTCGATAGGATCAAGCTCGAATGTAGGATTGAGAATAGAGGGGTTCTCAGGCTGCGGGGTGAACTCCCAGCCGCCGGTATTGACGCCGATGCCGGTGATACGGATATCGCCGTCTATCTTATCGTGATGCACGCCTCTGATGAGATAGCGCTTGCCGTTGTCATTGTCTACGCCGCCGATCTTGGCAGTGCGCTTTGTCGCTGTCTCGGTGACTCTTGCCGTAGCAATGAGCTTCTCGAGTGTCTTGGCGTTCCATGTGATGTTGCCGTAGCCGATTGTAGCGGTCTCAGCGTTGAGCTTGCGCTTCTTGGCCTTGCCGTCATCAGATGATACAGCGTTCCATGTTGCCTGATAGGTCACTGTTGCGCCGTTCTTGGTGCGGCCTATCATATTGGCCTCTGTCTCGAGGACATTGTCTGCGGGGATAGTACCCGTGTACTCGATAACATAGAAGTCCATTGAGCCGAGCTGGATCTTGTTCAGCTCCTTTGTCTGTGTATGTGACATATTTCCTCCTTATCCGATCTTCTGAACGGTACTGAATGAGTACTCGATCTTCAGAAGGTCTGTGTCGTTGATGTAGAGATCAGCACTCTTGTCAAGCTCCGTATCCCGGAAAAGCTCCTCAAGACTGTGTTCCAGCTCAGGATCCTTCTCCTTAGTGTAGAGCTCTATCATAATGCCTGTATCTCTGTATAGGTTGTATCCGTCAGCACCTCTGACGTCAGTGCCATACTCCCTGTAGATCAGGAAAGGGGGCGTCTGAGGCTTCCGGAAACGCATATACGCCACCGGTAAGCCGAGTGTACTGAGCCTTGTATAGATCTCATCGAGTTCCGTCAGTCCTCACCTCCAAGCAGCTTCAGAGCCTTTCTCTGAGCCTTTTCATTGACAGGAGCGATATGGGGCTGAGCCTTTGTCCGCTGTGTACCGTCTGCGTTGGCTGTACCGTTCTCCAGCAGATGTATGAGCTGATACTTCCGGTTATGGACCGTAACGCTCACACCCGCCTTTGTTCTCATGACAGTGCTCGTCCAGCTCCTGCTGTATTCTCCTGTATCCTTCGGGGACGTGCTCTGAAGCTCGGTGACGGCTTCGCTGCCGATGTCGGTCAGCTCCTCCGCTATACCGTTGTTCAGCTCCTCGCACGCCTGAGAGATAATGTGCATGATCTCAGAGTCGAGCTGATCTGCGTCAATAGTATCTGCCATATCAGCCCTCCCCGTTGATCTCTGCTGCACGGATAACAAGCTCCCTGTGCTGCTCACGGTAGTCCGTTATCTGCTTCACGTTGTAGGTGCGTCCGTTGTACAGGATCCTCACCTCAGCCGTGTGAAGCTGATGTATGCTCTTTACATACCTCATCCGAAAGGTCAGGTCATTCTCTGCGTTGACCTGTGCCGCTTCATAGTATTCCTTTCCGGTGGTACATACCGCATTAGCCCAGGGCGTGAGTATCGTTGTCCACTCCGCCTTCTCGTTTCCGTACTTGTCGAATGTCGATGTATAGGTCTGTATCGCGATCTTCTTCGTATAAGCTGCCATAACTCACCTCACAGGTAGTTTATAGCATGGGACCTGAGTATCAGATCTACAGTCGGATTGACCTGCTTCTGCCAGCTGAGAGTATAATCGCGCTGGGAGTACATATCGTTGATGAGCAGCAGATAAGCGACTGTGAGATCCTCATGCTCCTCGATCTCCGCATCTGTCAGTCCGGTGTATGACCTGATGAACGCCTGAGCGGCAGGCTTCATGGCCTCTAAGAGGTCAGAAGCCTCCTCCTCGCAGATCCCGCAGTAGTCGTTGATGATCTCATCTGTGACTTCGCTGATCTTCACAGCCGCTCACCGCCTTATGAGTTCTTGATCTTGAGTACAGCCAGCTTCTGCTCGTCTACGATACGGGAGTCGAACTCGAACCATGCGTCGATGCCGATAGCGTGCTGAGTGTGATATACCTCCTTGAGCACCTCGATGCCGATGTCCTCACGGAAGTTTACTGCAAGACCTGTGTAGTCGCCGTAGAGGACGGCAAGCTTGTTTCCGCCTATTGCAGGCATATTGTCAGAGAGGTATACCGGCTTGCCGAGCAGCCTGTAGGGGAACTCAGCCGATACATCAGGCTGTATGAGCGGTCTGTTTTCGCCGTCAACCAGCTGCTTGATAGTTGTGAATGTTGCAGGAGCCATTGTCCAGCAGGAGTTCTTCTGATGTGCCTGCTTAACGGCGCTCTGGAGGGCGATAAGATCAGCAAGGCCGATTGTGAGGGCTGTGCCGGTGGTAACTATGTTGGATGTGCTGAGAGCACCCTCAGCTGCTGTTGTGCTGCCTGCACCTGTAAGGAGCTCGCCCTCAAGGAACTGAGCCACCTTCTCAGCGATCTTTCTGATGATGAAGCCTGTAGCATCGATAGCAGCGTTGTTGATCACGCTCTTACCGATGAGAACGAGTGCTCCGGCAAGGAAGCCGCCCAGGTCAACAGATGTGAACTTACCGGAATCTGCTGTCAGAGGTGTGAACTCTGTTGCATAGCCTACGGTCACATCGTGTGTAGTGTTTGCCTTTGTCCACTTCGGGATCTTGAGAGTACCCTTGACGTGGTATACCTCAGCGCCGGCAAGGATAGGACAAATATCAACTACGGCGTCGATGATGCGGTTTGCGATAGACTCAGGGATAACAGCTGTATTATTAGCCATTGTGACATTCTGCTCGCCTGCACGCATCTCAGTGATGCGACCGTTGATGAAGTCGATGAAAGCACGCTCCTCCTGCTTTGCCTTATCGTCCTCGGGCTTTGTCTCTGCTGCTCTCTCCTCGGGCTCGATAGCTGTCTGGAGTCCCTGAGCGCGCTTCTCTGCCTCGATAGTCTTATCGATTGCAGCGATCTCTGCCTCGGTCTCTGCGAACTTCTTGTCCTCTTCTGCTGTGAATGCTCTCTCCTCCTGTTTTACTGCATCGAGCATGGAAGCGAGAAGTGCTGCGAGTGCAGCTCTCTTTTCAATCAGTTTCTTCATGTGTGATCCTCCTTATTCTTTCTTCGTATCCGGAATAATCCGGCTTGTTGATGATCTCGGGCTCCGGCAGCTCCATGCCGCGGACTTCGAGATAGACATCCCCCTCTGCCCTGACCTCTACCGAGGTCGCAGCATAACAAGGGATCTTGTCCTTGATCAGTGATACGTGATCGAGCATCAGGCTCTTTACGTGTCTTATAGGGAGCTGATCCTCTCCCCTTGCCTCCATTTCGTCGGAAACGTTGTACATCCCGAAGCTCCAGCCTCTGATCTTGCCCTTGCGTGCCATTTCAATGACTGTAGCGTCCGTGATCGTTACCTCTGCATGAAGGCCGATAGCGTCCTCTCTGAGCTTCAGCGTGCCGTCATTCGTCTGCGCGTAGGCGTGGCCGGAATCGTGATCCAGCTGCACGGAGATGTTGCCGCTCTTTTTTATGGCTTCATCGAAGGCTCTGGGCTCGATAGTCTCAAGCACCTTGCCCCTCGGTGTGACAACAGGTCTCGACAGCTTGCCGGTGACGTTCACATAGCCGTCTATGTGTACCCCGTCCGCTCTGACTTCAATACGCATCTTATCACTTCCTTTCATGTTTTTGGGTATAAAAACAGCACCTGTCTCCGGCATAAATGTCGGGAACATGGTGCTTTCAGGCGGTGTTTTTACTCAGTTCTGAGCCGCAGCAAGTTACAGGCAAGTTAAAAAACGGCGGAAACTCGCTGTTTTTCGCTGAAACTTGAAAAAGCAATGCTCAGAATCAAGTTATTTTGAGTTTTATAGGCGTTTTATAAGCGTTTAATACGCATTCGTGTGAATAAAGTGTGAATGTATTGCTCATGTGCGTTAGGGTATAAGAAAACCGCTCTCAGCTGAGAACGGTATACCAGTTATTTTTCATCATCGTCAAGCTCGTCGTCGTCAACGATTTCAGGCTTAGGGAAAAAGCCTTCTCTTGTCAGAATTATCATTACATCATCTAAGGTCTTGCTCTTGTTTTTTTCAACAATATCAAGCATTTCATCAACACAATCATACTGATGAGCAACAAGGCAGGCGATTATAATAGCGTTTTCACGGTCGTTTTTGACGGAAATCTTGTCCTCATAATATTTTAATGACCAGAGAGCATCACGTAGTTTCTTTTCGTTCTCTGTTAAATCAGCCATTACTTCCCCTTCTTTCTGATACTATTGATGTAATCCTCGTTGCCGACTATCTTAATTTTCAAGTGATAACTATAATCACCGAGATCATTGACAGAAAACCTGTAAAAATGATTTCTGTTCTCATAGTTGTGAATTTTGCCGTCAGGCTTCAGTTTTGGAAAATCAGTTGCAATTTGATGATTAAGTCTTTCACGCTCTTTTTTACCGACACGCAATGATTTAGGCCTTTTCTCTATTTTACCACTTTTCCCGGATTTGTCAACCTTTTTCGCTGATTTTCCGCCGCTTTTTGAGCCTCCTCCGGACTTGCCGTCGCTTATGCTGCCGTTGAATCACTCATCAGGTTCACTTTTTTCAATACTGTTGCATGAATTACAAAGAGTAAGCGAAATAAAAAGCAGAACACAGGCCTTTAACAGCATTCTTCTCACCTCCTTCAAATGGGTATAAGAAAACCGCCTGATCTCTCAGACGGTTTTATGTCCGAATATCTCTACCCGAACCGCTACACTTATTTTTCAACGACTTCAAAAGACTCCGGAGGATATAAATAATCTTCTCCACTGTCGTCTTTAATTCTGTACCAACCTTTTTCAACAGAAATGACATCATATATCTTTCCGTTTGTCAGAACAAGAAAACTTGTTTTTCCAGTGTACTTAACTTTCATTAATCCTCCCACCTTTTTATTTTGAATTTGTGTTTGCCAACGGTTTTTTCTTGAAACCAATGAACCTATGCCGGTCTTTCCTCTCCATAATAGTCAATAATTCCGTGTCCTTTAGCGTGCTGCCAATTATCTGCTTTTCCGCCTATTTGCTTTTCCAATCCTTCTGCAACAGCTTTATCAAGAGCCTTTTTGCAGCCTTTTCCTGCAAATACTTCTGCATTCTGTATTTTTGTTCCTTCTGCAAATTTGAAGTATTCTCCTGTTGAAGGATCAAGAATTTCATAATTCTTTGCCTTTGCTCCAACCGACTTTCCGACCTCAATATCCTCTAATTTTATTATATCAGGTTTTTCGGATTTGTCAACCTTTTTCCCTGATTTCCCGCCGCCTTTTGAGCCTCCACCGCCGGAATCTCCGCCATCACCTAACAAGAGATGCTTTCCGTTTATAGTTACCCAACCACGAAGCTCCTCAGCTCTCTCCTCCCCGGTAAGCAGATTCTTTGTCTGCCCGGTGTTCGGAGTGAAGACCTCCATAGTTTCAGGATTCAGCAGAACGTCACTCAGACCGAGCTTCACGAAGTTGAAGCCGAGCGGTTCATAGTCCTCCTCACGGCGTATCTCGTCTATCTGGAGGATATTGTTCCGGACTGCTACTTCGTAGGCATCAAAGCGCTCCTTCATGCTGCCACGGGTGAGCTCCTTCGTATCGAACGCCCAGTAGTACCCCTCGTCCTTCTCCGATTCGAGGAGGAGTACGGCATCAAGAGCCGTCTCAATCTGATTGAGGAGCGCCACAACGGCAGCAATGTACTTCCGGTTATCATCCTCCGTAGCTCCGCCGTCGATGACCGTATGCGGGAAGCCGAAGAGCTTGCAGAGCTCCGTGCTGCTCGTCCGCTTGTTCTCGTTGAGCTGCATCTCCGCAGCGGTCGTCGATGCCGGCTGGAAGTCGATGCCGCCGTTGAGCACAACGATCTTCTGATCGCTGTTGTCGTTGGAGTACATCTGCTTGTAGGTCTCACGGATCGTCGTTATCGCCTCAGAGCTCAGATGCTTCTCGGATTTCAGGAAGCCCGGCTGACATCCGCCCTTGGCATTCATCTGGTTTTCGAGCTTCAGCGAATTGTAAGCAGCTGCGAAAGCTGTGTTGCTGTCCTCCTGCAGCGGTATGTTCGTCCACCCGTCATAAGTACGGCGCAGCAGCCTGATGAACTGGAAGTCATAATAAGTCTGCCCTCCGACGCTGATGCGGAAAGATTTGAAGATAGGATCCGCATTTGAAAGCACACCTATGCTCCGGCTGTCAACGTAGTGCAGGCCTCTGACCGTGAGCCCGTCCGAGTCCACGAAGATCCATGCCCCACGCCCGAGGTAATAATCCCCGACAGCAGCCTTCCACATATCGACGGTCGAGAGCGTGTCCCCGGTCTCGCCGTTGAGCAGCCTGAGCCTCGGATCATCTGTGATCTCCGTGACCTCCTCACCGTCCCTGCGGTAGAGCCTGACCGGCAGCTTTGCGATCTCCTCGCCTATCTTGCTGATGCACGCCCCGACAGTGGGTATCTCCATTGCCTGCGCCCTTGTCACCTTATCAGTGCTCCCGATCAGCCCCTCAAGCGTCAGGATAGTTGTCTGAGTCATGGGCTCGGCTCTGATCTCCTGCTGCTGTTTCCGTTTTCTGAAAAGTCCTATAGTTACCACTCCTTTCATATCGCCTGACAGACGAATTCCTCTTCTGCATCGAGCTCGTTCACCTGTAAAAGGTAGAGCGCATTGATCGTACTGACGACCATATCCACCTTCCCGGCGGATTTCTTCTTGTTGACGTACTTGTTGAGGTTCGTGTCCTCGGTGCAGCGGGCATTCTCAAAGTTTATCTCAAGCATCCTGTTGGCGAAGTACCTGAACGCTTTTCTCAGGATGTACTCCCTCAGCAGCTTCGTAGGTCTGTGCAGGATGCTGCTGTGCTGTCTGATCTCGACACACTCGATCGGATCCGCAGCGCTCTCGAGCTTCTGAACCGTTGACAGAGCGTTCCACCGGTCGAAGCCGAGCTGTACGATCTCAACACCGTACTTCTCAGGCAGCGAAAGGATGAAAGCCTCGACATATCTGTAGTCGATGACCTCGTCTCCGCAGGCGAAGCAGTCGCCCTCACGTATAAGACGCTGATAGTCAACGTGTTCCTTGTCAGACTTCTCCTTGATCCGGCCTGCCGGTATGAATCCCCATACCTTGCCGCAGATGATATCCTCCTCCGGCAGATAAGTGACCATAGCGGCGGAGGTATTGTCATCCGACTGCGACAGGTCAAGCCCGAGATATACCCGTCTGCCTCTCCAGAAGTCCGGATCATCAGGCACAGAACAGAGCTTCACCTTTGTGATGTCGATGAATCCCTCGACGCCTAAGCCCTTGTACATGATGTTCATGTGCTTGCAGAGGAAGTTCTCCCGCTTGTTCTCGTATAGCACGGCCTTCTGCCGCTTCTTCACAAGGTCATCGAAAATGTAGGGATGAGCGTATGCAGCAGGGTTAGCCTGATACAGTGCAAGATCCTCGCTCTGCCATGCGTCACCCGTCTTGTAGCCGTCGTCCGGTTCGTAGAGCAGGGCGAAGATGCGGTCGTCGATCAGTCCGTCAATGACCTTTTTCGCTATGTCGATCTCATCGGTCATAGCGTTGTTGTCGTTCGGGTACTGTGTCGATATGATGATACCGAGCTTTTCCAGAAGGGTGATCTGAGACGATCTCATCGCCTCTACCGGGTAGTTGTCCATGCCTCCGCACTCGTCCGCAAGGAACATATTGGCGAGCTTGCCGTCCATTTTGTCATTGGAATAGGCGAGCGGCGTGTATTCCGAATCCCTCAGAGGGCATCTTACTTCCTTTCTGAGGATCCTGAAGACCTTCGGATCATTGAGGCAGGGGCTGGATTTGATTATCTTGCGGACGGCTACCTGTAACTCACTGGAGAGCTTCAGATCAGGCGCTACGCTGAAAAAGCGGCTGAATCTCGGCTCTGTGAGCATCCCGATAATAAAAATGACCGCCGAAGTGAACGTCTTGAAGTTCTTTCGGGCGATCTCTAAAAGTCCTGTTTCGTAATATCTGAGGCGGTCTGAGCGCCGCTTCGTGCAGAACAGCGCATAGATGAACAGCATCGCATACTCTTCCAGGCCGTCATACATCGGGCAGCTGAGATCCGGATGGACCATAAGCTTCAGCAGCTTCGTGATCTTCTTCCAGCGCTTCTCGCTGACGTATGCTTCCGGGTGCTCACCGTTCGCTATCGCAAGCCAGAACACAGCCTGACGCTTCACGTAGACACCGACGTAGTGATTGTCAGGCTCACTGCACCACACTGCGTACCTGTAGGCTCTGCTGTCCTTTACTATGTCAATTGCTGTCAGCTCCTTTCTGCATCAGGGTATAAGAAAACCGCTCTCAGTGAGGGCGGTTTTTAAACTATTCGTTTCCGTTATCGTCGATCTTAATATCCTGGAAACTCTGGTCAGAGGATAGCCCGAAAAAGTCCTTCATTATTTGTTCTCTTTCCTCTTTGGAACCGTCCAACGTTGTTATGTTCTTTTCCATTCAAATCCTCCTTTCTCAGAACTGATGAAATGAACTATTGCTTTTTGGATTTCATTTTCGCTACCAGTCTTAACATATTTCTTATACTGTCTTTTGAACTCATTAATTGCGGTATCTTTTCTATAGCTCTTAGTTTTGGTAAGCGTTTCAACACTCCCGCTATTCTTAACGATAGTCAGAGTTTTTACATTGTCATTGCTAATCAAAAATGCTATATCTGTATCAGAATAACTGCTGTTTCTGGGATGATTGTGCATAACAAGCAAATCTCTTCCGTAGAAACTCTTTCCAAAATCAAGCTTATCGTCAGCACCAATGAATTCATTGCGAGTCTGTAAGGAACTGTCAAAAACAAAAGCCACTTCATTGCAGTCATTATTATCACGGGCATATTTAAGCAGTTCTTTATGCTGATCCTGTATCATTGCGCACTGTTTCTCAGTGTATCCACTTATTTCAACGTTAGGAACGCTTTCAATAGCCTTATCAGTGATCTCTGTTATCGATTTCTTACCACCGTTTTCTTTAATTATACCACTTTCACGTGATTTGTCAACCTTTTTCGGAGCCGAACTGCCTCCGGAGCTAAATGTAAAGCGCCCTCTGTCATCGTGATTGTGGTTGTATCTCAGCTCAAGGGCCCGCTGTTCAAGAATTATTATCCGCAGCCCGTAGCCGGCATAGTATTTATTGTCAGGCTTCATCAGTCATCCTCCTCCGAGAGAAGTTCCTCCAGCGGGTTCTTCTGCTCCGCCTGAACTGCTGCATTCGCCATCTTCGCACGGCTCTGAGGGCTGAGGCTCAACTCATTACAGTACCGGAAGAAGGCCTTTGTGTAGCTGTCCTTCAGCCGCACAAGGTTCGCAGACATTCCGTTCTTGTTCATGCCACGCTCAATATCCTGCATACGGTCAATACAGATGCTGCACTCAGTCAGGACGTAGAGATCAAGGTTTCCGAGGATGCCCGAGGCTTCCAGATTGCTGACGATGTAATTAAAGATCGCAGCCTGCTCCTCGGTAAGGTAGTCCGGCGGGACAAGCTCATCGGCGCTGCCGCGGAGGTTGTTCTCAGCCTCCGTTCTGGAACGGATCTCCTCCTGAGCGAAGTGTCCGACTGTTACCGCTGCCGCTTTTGTAGGTCTTGCCACGCTATCACCTCCGTTCTCTGCCCGGCAAAAGTCTCATTTTTGGGAATTTTTGTTTTCAGAGGTGGGGCGTCGGTGGAGGCCGCCTCCCCGGTACCCCCCTGCTACCCCTGGGGGGGAGTATTTTTCACAATATTTAACAAGATTTCAGCCGGAATAGCCCCCTTTTCAGCCTCCTCGTGATGATACCGGCAAAGAGTTACGAGGTTTTTGTCGTCAAGCCTGAGGCTATAATCTGCTTCAAGGCTGATGATGTGATGCACTGACAGATCATCCTGGTTTAGTCTGCGTACTGTACCTGGAAGCCCTGCAAGGCAAGCCCTGCATAGGTACCTGTCCCTCTCCTTGATGTCCTCCCTCTTGGCCTTCCACTCTGAGGACCAGTGAAAAGCATCGGCCTGTCTGTTCCCTGTCTTTTCTTTTTTTGGCGGCTTTCTCGGACAGTCATAGCTGCTGTCGTGGATCCTGCCGCAGTATTTACAAGCCTTCTTCATAGCATTGGATTAACAGAAAACCGCTCCGGTATTCCGGAACGGCTTCTGGGGTGTGTAAGAGTCAGCTTAGAGTTTGGGATGAAGAGAAAGAAGGCGGAGCGTCTGCACCGTGAACCTTGTGCAGAACCCGGTGCAGGAAAGTCACGCTCGCTCTTTCCGCCTGCTTTCTAAGTTTAACTATACCACAAATGAATTGGTGCATTCAAGGTCATTTTGGTTCAACTTGTTTATAGCAAGCTTGGTTTTTCTCTTGATAGTACTCGAATCATAGTTCATGCTTACAGCTGACTGATCGATTGTCTCAAACAGCAGATATCTATGGATCAGAACGGCCTCAAGGTCATCGTCATGCAACGTTGAGATCACATTCTGTATCTCAGCTGATATGAATACCGCTTCATTCTTCTGAGCTTGAGCCTTCTCTTCCATTTCAGCAAGCTTCATAAGAGCCGCCTCAGTGCCGTTTTTTGACGTGCTGCTCCTTCCGGCATCATTACCCTCCGAAGCTCTTACAAGTCCCTCAGCGCGTTCTCTGCACTGCTGCACAAGCAGTTCAAGCGCCCTCGCCTTTTTGTCAGCGTAGAACGCTCGGTTGAGCCAGTGCCTGAGCTCCAGTTCCTTTTCTGTCATATCACTCCTCCTTGATTATCCCGGCAAGCTTCATCAGAGCTGTTGCTGCACGGATCTGCTCGGGAGTGAGAGCTGATCTCTTACGCAGCATCTCATTCTCCTCCCTCAGCTCGAATGTCATCCGCCGAAGCTGTTCGTTCTCTGACTCCAGAACCCTCAGCCTGTTCCTGTCATCCTTGTTTCTCTGACGGTTAGTTTCCCGGAACTTCGTCACTCTGAGCCGAGTGCTCTCCTGTTCAGCGGAGAGCCGGCAGTCATCACAGTATTTCCTGTTCAGCAGCGCAAAGTAATCTCCGGTCATATAGTTGCCTATGTATGCTCCGCAGCGCTGACAGAATCGGTCTCCCCTCATGCTCTCAGCCTCCTCCCCTGCGGTTGCGGTCTGTCGTATCCGTTACGTATCCGTTACCGTTTCCGTTCGTACGTTTATTCAGATCGTCAAGTCTCTCCGAGAGGGAAGAGGTAAGCTCTGCGAGTCTCTCCCCTGCCAGGATCCTGAGCTCATCAGTCACTCTCGACTGCCCATCAGCGTACAGATCTATCTTCCTTGACGCCCCTGATCCTGAGTTCCATGTAAGGGAAAGGCCCTGCATCTGATAGGGGTTAGTCAGATTGATGTCCGTGTGCAGTTCCTCACACTGACGAGCCTGCTGATTCAGATAGCTGATCTCCTCAAGCTTGTCGGCTACATCAGGAGTGTATCTGAACGCTCTGCGCTTCTTCCGGATCCTGAGTGCCAGCACCCAGAACGGGATCGCATATATGGCAGCAGTCAGGAGCAATGCAGCAGCCATTTCATTATCACTCATCATCATCCCTCCCCGCCCCGGCAAGAAGCACCGCCAGAATCGCCAGTGTGCCCCCGCTCAGTAATCCTGCTATAAATATCAACACTTTCATCCCCTCCTGAATTCCGGGCATCTTATAACCCTGTATGAAACAAGGCCCTTGCCGCAGTTGTTAACTTTGTGCTTCGTTGCCTCCCAGCCCGGTACCGGCTCGAAGTCTGTTGACCAGCTGCATCCGTCAGTCTCTGAGGGTGTTGCATTGGCGCAGCACCAACAGAGCGTATCTCCTTCCGGCTTTTTGTTATCGACCTTCTTCTTTTCAGCTCTCGCCTGGATCCGTTTGCACTCGTCGCAGTAATATTCACAGGTCTTACACTTCCCGTATAGCATCAATATTCTTCAGGCCTCCTTTTTTCTCACTCCGCATGAACAATAACCATCATCAGGCATTGAATACTGGGTGAACTTGCAGCTATATTTAATATACGGCTGTTCTCTTTCTTCTTCGTAGTGGTGTTCTTCTCTGTATTTGCAGTCTTTACAGTGTACCACAGCCACTACATCTTCTAACGTAGCAAAATCAGTTATGATACTGCATATATCACTAACCTCAGAGCAAGCACATCTGTCGTAGTATGTTATTCTATCAACATTTCTCGGACAATTCTTGCAATCTATAGCCATGTCCAAGTGACATAGTAAAGAGCGTTTACTGATCAGATCATACTCAGCCATTAGTATCACCGTCCTCTACCTCTGCTCCGCATTCAAGATCGTCTGTCTCTCCGATCATAGTAATCAGTTCTTCTTTAAGTTCCTCGACAGCCTTGTCAACATAGTTTCTAAGCCGCTGAGTCCGACTCTGTTTGAACCACTTCTCCTTGAACGCTCGTACTGACTTAATATATTCTTCCCGGCTTGTATCACTGCTGTGATACCATTCAAGGTCGTGTGCAAGCTGAACGATATCTGCAATGAGGTCGTTGAGTTCCTTGTCCTCCATCTGCCCGTATAGTTCTTCCTCTATCCGATAGCAGATATAATTGTGACTTCCTCCGCTCACTTTGTATCACCGTCCTTATCTTCAACACCTAAATAAGATTCAGGGTTTTCAAACACATCTTTGATAGCTATTCTCCACAGCAAATCTTCAAACCAATCTACTAACTTTTTAATCAGTTTCATTCCGCATCACGGCTTCCAAAGCTCCGCCAAGTGTATTGAATTCTCCGATGTAGCTCAAATCATTGCATGGCCATTCGATCTCTTCGAGAATAAACTTATGATTGCAGCGCTCAATTACGTATCTGCGATCCTGACTTTCTATCATATACTCCTTGACATCAGCTAAGTATCTGACACGCATCTATTCTCACCTCCTGAATCTTACCAGTTCACAGTCGCGGAACCTTCCCCGTGCCATGAACTCCCATGCTCTGACCGGGCTGAGGAAGAGAAAGATCTCGGCGGTATGCCTGGAGCGTATCAGCTTCCCCGTCCGTTTGTTCCGTACTGCATAGAGCTTATACATCCTCTGTATCCCCCACCTCAGCACGGATCCTGTCATAGAGCTCGTCGGCCTCTCTCTTGTCGTTGTGGTTTGCGTAGAATGCGTTTTTCAGTGAGGAGAGCGTATCTGTCAGCAGTCCCCTGAGCTCCTTGTTCTCGCGGTCATACTCTGAGATCTGGCGGCACTCGTTCAGATGCTTGTCCTCTGTCTCACTGAGCTTATCCTCAAGCTCGTTGATATAGGCCTGTACCTCAGGCTCACTCATATACTTTCCGTTGATGTTCATTATCATTTCCTCCGTTCTGTATTATCAGTCTGCCGCATACAGGGCAGCTCACCTCTGGTATATGTCTCTCAGTAAATCCACAGTGCCGGCATCTGTACCAGTCCATGAACTGCACGAACTCTGTGAAGATCTCATCCATAAGGCTTGTCCTCCTCAGTTATGAAGTCATTTATGAAGTCATTGACGAACTGACCATAGACAGAATTGTAGTCAATCGCCTGCTGCTGTTTCTTATCCGCCCCGTCCTCGACGATCCACTTCCTGATAACTGCGCTGAAGTCTGAGTAACGCTTACCTGTACTCTGGACGTGGCAATCTACCTTGTCTATGTACCTGTCAACAGTCTCCTTGCCGAAGCTGCTCACAAGCTCATCGTATTGTGACTGACTCAGGAAACAATTGCCGTATCTTCCTGAGGGCGGTCTGCTTTCTTTCCCCCTTTCTTTATATCTTTCTTTATTTTCTTTATATGTATGGTTACCAAAATTGGTAATAGTAGGGTTACCAAAATTGGTAATGCTAGGGTTACCAAAATTGGTAATGCTAGGGTTACCGGAATTGGTAACGGTTACCATTTTTGGTAATAGTAATTCTGTACAGCTTTCAACAGCCCATTTTTGATAATCTTTCACAATAGAAATTGTCTGCGGTTTAATGCCCTTGCTCGGGTGGAGTTCTATCAGGTTGATCTCTCTCAGCTTCTTCAAAGCGCGTGAAACATGAGTTGTTTTCATTCCGACCGCTTCAGCTATTTCCGTCAGAGGCATCTCGGCATATATCCTGTTAAAGCCATATGTCCGGCGAATGATATACAGCAGTATCCTCATCTCACTGCCTGATATGTTAAGCCGGCATACAGCCTCGAGGAGCTCGTTCGCTATCCTTGTATATCCGTTCTCGATCTGCGGTGCTGCCATACATCATTCCACCTTTCTCTTATGAATCTTACTGTCTATCCAGGCTATAAGCTCAACCTCGAAAGTCAGCCTCTGAGAGTCGGAGAGAATCCTTTCACCAAGTTTCTCCTTGTAGCGTTCATACATCGGCCTGATCAGCGGATGATTGACATTCAGCTTATAACCGTAAGGATTATTGTGATTGTAGATATCGCTGTTGGTTTCAAGCCGTGCATACTTCTCGACGGTTTCCTTGGTCAGCTTCTTGCCCATGAACAGGCCCCCTGTCAGAACGGAACGTCTCCGTCACTGAGAAGCTCCTCAAATTCTGATGCCGAACCATAAGAGAGCTGCTCCTGTGCCGGCCTCTGAGCAGTCGCCGGTGCTGCCTGAGCGTAGCTCTGAGCCGGCGTCTGATACGTGCTGCCGCCTCCCCCTGATTCCTGCTTGGATCCGGCGAATTCAGCATTATCCACATAAACATCTGTTGTATAATGCGTGACATCAGGGTGAGTCTTGTCAGTGTAGCTGCCGGTGCGGAGCGTGCCTTCAACAACGATCATCTGACCTTTACTGAAATATCGGGTAATGAATTCAGCAGTATTCCTCCACGCTACGCAGCTGATGAAGTCTGCTTCGTATTCCCCGGTTGATTTGTTCTTGAACTGACGGTTAACCGCCACCGAGAACCGGCAGGAGCTCACCCCACCGTCAGTGGTCCTCAGATCAGGATCCCGTGTCAGTCGTCCAACTAATACGACCTTGTTCATGTTTCTACCTCCTCGGAGCGGTCAGCTTCCGGTAGTTGTGCCAGTACCAGAAGAAGACCTCAAGTATTTTCTGAGCTGACCGCCTCGGATCCGGTACGAACTCCACGGCGAAGTCGTAACGGTTCCCGCAGCGCCATGCCTGAAGCGTTGTGTATACCGTCGCTCCTATGTTCCTGACCTTGCGTCCCTGCTTGTCTGCAAGCGTTTCCGGCAGTTCAAAGCCTTTGAGATGCTCCCAGCCGGAGCAGTTCTCAAGCATGAGCGTCACCTGCCGGACATTCTTCGAGAGGCTGTCAAACTCCTTCTCGATGCGGTCACGGTCTGACATGATGTTCCCGTAGAGCTCGTCCACGTCTGCCTTGCGCTCAATCACGCAGGCGCGGGAGAACTCCTTATCCCCTACCCGGAAGCTGTAGTCTCCCAGGTCGAGCTTCTGAGTCTCAAACATGATGCCGAGGTTCTCAAATACTCCTGTAATATGGCCGTTGACCTGTTCACGGGTATCCACCAGTATCGTGACCGCCTTCATAAACTCCTTTTTCTCATCCTTCGTCGCCATCGTACACCTCCAGTTCTTCAAGATAGTTCACAGGACCGGTCAGCACCTCAGTAAAGCGGCAGAATGAACAGTTACCGCAGCGCTGCGGAGTCAGACCGCCGTCCTTGATACGCTGCATCCTTGGCGTGAGGGTGATGACCTCGGACAGTCTGTCGTCAAGGACCTCGTCCGGTATCCAGTAGATACGCAGCTGCGGTTCCTTCTCCTTCGTTATGGCTGCTATGTAGAACGGCAGCACCTTTCCGGTATTCTGCCGGACTATCTCACGGTATATGGCACCCTGTACCGTATATCCCCAGTAATCTATGAAGTGCTGCCGGCACTCCTTCTCCTCATTCCATAAAGACTTAAAGTCCCTGACGCACTTCAGATCTACGATGCAGCTGTCCGGGTGATAGCTGTCGATCTTGATCTTATAAGGCGAGCCGGCTATCTCTCCCACCATGATGACCTGTTTCTCTCCGGCCATATACCGGGAGAACAGCTCGTCACGCTCTGCACGCTGTATCATGTACTCCGCGTGCTTGTACTGGGCTTTCAGCTCTCCGGAGCGTGTGAAGAGCTCCGGATGCTGTGCCTTGAATATATCGAGGGTTCCTTCATAGTGTGCATCAACGTAGGATCCGATGAGGAGAGCGTCAGTGACCTCTCTCTGATACTCGCCGTTCAGCTCAGCCAGAGCGGCAGACTCACACCTGAGGAAGCTCTTGAACTGTGAGCTTCCCAGATACTTCCTGTTGTTCTCCGGCGAGAAGTAGTTCTCCTCGGTCAGGCTGTGCGGTATCATAAGCAATGCACCTCCATGACGCTGTCATCTGTTGTACGTGTGGCTATGAACTGCACGCCCTTCTCACGGCAGCGGGAATAGAGCTTTTCACGGTTCTCGGTGGTGAGCTTCTCAGTACCGTCGATGAGGATTATCTGAAGGCCATTCGGCTTGGCGAGGGTAACGTCTACGCAGAGGGAGAGCTGCTCGCCCTCGGAAAGATTGCCGACGGGGAGACCGTGAACGAGCGGGATTCCGTTCTCAACGGTGAAGTCTTCTATCGGGATAGTAGCCGTTGAAAGGATCTCTCCGGGAAGAGTACGGGCAAGCTCGATCTTTCTTGTGTACTCCATCGACTTCCTGGACAGCGCTTCAAGCTCTGCCTGCATAGTCTTCATACGCTTGTATTCGGACAGATGAGCCTTCATAGCCTCAGCGTTGTCGATAGTGGCCTGCATTTCTGAGCAGTCAACGGGCTCCTGGCCGATATACTCATCAGCTGCGCCCATATCTGCATCGAGCTTTGCCCTGGCTGCCTGGAAGGTACTCTCAGCAACGGCCTTTCTGTCCTCAAGTCTTGCACCAAGGCCGGAGAGCTTGTCCTCTGCCGCTCTGATCTCCGCCTTCATGCGCTCGATATCCGATGTGATACGCTCACGTTCCTTAGTGATAGCCTGTTCCTCGGCGGAAATGGTGATCATCTTATCAGCTTCGAGCTTACGTATCTTCGCGTCGTAGCTGCTGCGGAAGATCTTCGCACGCTCTATGCGGTTGTTATGCTCCTTCGCTTCTGTGAGCTTCCTGTAAGCATCGCCAAGGTCGTAGGTCTCCCACTTATCCGCATTGTATTCAGCAGGGATATCCTTGGAAATATCGGCAATGAACGCCTGCTTGTTCCTGATGTCACGGTTCACATCCTGACGTGCCTTGAACCAGTCGCCGTTCTCTGACTGGAGATCACTGAGCACCTGAAGGATGTTCTGACCATAGTCTACCCAGTCCGGCACCTCGCCGAATTTCTCCTGGATAAAGCTCAGATCCCACTCGAAGTCAATAAGGTCCAGAATAGCGCGGTTCTTCTCCTTCTCAGTCATCAGAGTGAAGGCGACCGGGTCAAGCTGGAGCGGAGAGAAGAGCTGCCGGAGGAAGTTCTCAGGCGCCATGATCTCTCTGCCGTTCTCCTTGACGGACTTGTAATCTGCCTGTTCCGTGCGCTTCCGGCGGTCGATGCTCAGACCTGTGTCAGTTTCGATGAGGATCTCACCCTCGGTCTCACCCTTGCGGACGATGATGTTTCTGTCGGACTTATTCGTCAGAGCGTAGCGGATAGCGTCAATAACTGACGTCTTGCCGGCACCGTTCGCTCCTGTGATCTCGACCGACCTGTCGTCAAGCTCGATCTCTGTGATGCCGAAAAGGTTCCTTATCCTGATCTTGGTTGTTCTCATGTATTATTTCCTCCCTTGAATGGATCGGGCGCTTTCTGCGCCTCCAGTTTTGCTTTTACAGCTGCTGCACATTCAGCGCAGAGCTCTTTGCCGTACTGCTGATGCGTGTATCTCGATACCCACTGAGCATCTTTGCCCCCTGCTGCGGTGATAGGCTGTCCACAGTCTGAGCATATCATCTTCGCTCCCTGCTGCTCGGGAATAAACGGACGGACACGAAGTCCGCCGACGGTATCACGTCCGAACTTAACTGTAGGATCATAGTAGATCTGGATCGCTCTTCCTGACCAATCCTCGATATAAGGCGTTCCGAAGAGCTTCTGGATCGTCTTCATGTTGGTCTTGTTGAGGATAAAGGGCTTCTGATCGCGAAGGTGAGCAACAACCTCGATCTCTTTCTTTCCGCCTGTTCCGGTGACCTCTTCCTGAGCCACGTACTCTATCACGGCTATCAGATCACCGCCTCCGGGCGGCAGCGAATAATCACCGAGATAGTTCGGATTCGTCATTTTCTTCCAGTGCGTCTTTTCCATTACTCTCCGCCTTTCCGCAGCTTATTGTAGTAGAAGTTGAGCTCCTCCACGCAGCTGCATTTATCAAGTCTCTCCTCCGGGGTAAGAATGATGCCCCGGAGGCTCTCACAGTCACCGCGCATCGCAGTGATCCTTCTTATCTTGTCCGCTATCTCAGCGGCCTTTTCTCTGGGCGTCATATCAATCCCCCTTCTTATCGGGAAGAACCATTGCTATCCTTGTGGACATCTTGAACGACTCTGAGGAAGATACAGCGATCTTATATATGTGTGTAAGTGCATCTTCATGGGATATGGACATCAGATTCGCCAGATAATCAGCCGAAGCGTGCAGCATCGTCACGCACTCGAAGCACGTCTCCTTGATGTCCACAGGCTTGATCTGTACGTTAAGCTTCGTATCATCTACCTTTATGCTAAGCATTGACATTTCTCCTTTTCTGTGATAATATTAACTTGTACTCTTTTTTGCTCCCTTCGGGGAGCTTTTTCCTTATCTCCGCTTATATGTATCTTTATCAACGCGGACATATCCTGCTTCAAGAGCAGCCTCGTCGTGGAGCTCGTCGAGAAAGTTGACATATATCTTACCGTCCGGCTCCGGGAGCTCGTCTTTGCTGCAATCAAGTACGATGCCGAATTTGTAGCCGTAGTAGTGAAGATGCAGCCAGTCATGTACCTCACTGAATTTCCGGACGCCTGAGAATACAAGGCAGCTCCTTCCGTATCTGTCTGTAAAGTCCTCATTTACTGTCACCTGGCACACCCTCCCATCTGATAAGATAGCTGTTCTCCATCGGAGTCCTCTCGCTGATCCAGTTCTTAACAGCATCAGGAAGACACTTGAACTGAGCCTTGCACTTATACACCCGCTCGTCGCCGAAGAGCCTGTGAAGGTAGTACACAGTATACCAGGGATACATCGACTTACGGTATTCAACTCTGACGATAGTGTCGTCGTCGGCTATCGACGGTCCCTCAAACGAACGGTTTGTGTCAACGATGCAGGGCATCTTAGTAAAAAAATCCTTTGTTGAAGCCATTATTTCACCCCCATAGTATCAAGCAGCTCCCGCAGCTTGTCTCCGAGACGTTTCAGCTCGGCCTCGGCTGAGTCTCTTATCGTGACGAGCTCACGGATGCGCCTGCCTATCTGCTCAACGGATTCATCTGCCTCTGAGGGGCTGAGCGGCTGTCTTGCCTCTTCCTTCCTCGGCCTGACCTGTCTCGACGCCCGGCTCGCCCTGCTGCCGTCATTGGTTCCTTTAAGCTCCCGGAGATCAACGCCCTGCATCCTGAGGATGCTCTTGATCTCGTCCTCGTCAACGGCGTTCAGCTCGGCACAGATCTTGATCTGAGCCCTCTGATCCTTGGCCTGCAAGATGTTGGTCTTTATCTCGCCCTCTGTCATCTGCATTCTTACACACCCCCTTTCAAGGTTTTAACCAGCGCCCCTGGGTGAGGTTGAATATCCAGACACCCTCGGAATATCTGTCTCTGACAAGATCAGGCGCAGGCAGCAGTATCCAGTCCAAGCGCAGCTTGCGTCCCTCTATGTGCTGCTGCATCTCCTCAGGCGTCGCGCTGATAGTCAGCAGTCTCTCTCCGAGTATTACTTCTTCTTCGAGCTTCATACTATACCTCCCACGGGACAACGTCCGTTATTATCTCATTCTCGGCAATAGCCACCCCGGAAATAGCCTTTTCCGCAGTCTCCGCGTAGCGTGTGACCTTCCGGGTTTCCCCGAAGGCTGCCATTATTGTTATCGTCCAGAGTTTCATTTTCCTAAAGCCTCCAATCCCTTCTTTGCAGATGCGTCCCAGTCCACGCCGGAGGCGACAACGCGCTTATAATACCTCACAAGGCCTTCCTCAACGATCTTCCGGCGGCGTGCGTACTCTTCCGGCGTAAGAACAGGGCGGTATACCCTGACAACGGCCTTGTCGGTCACGGTCTCTCTCACCAGTACGTAAGTATCATCATTCTTCTTAGCCATACTAACAGCTCCTTTCATCGGTATTAGATTCTATGCTGCACGGACTGTCCGTCTTTCCTGTCAATTCTTTTCTCTCCTTCTCCAGTACTCTAACACTTCCCATAAGCTCAGCTGCACGCCGGCTGTAATATGATACAAGCTCCAGATTGGCATCGATAAGATTATCAATCTCCTGCAATCGAGTCATTCTTCCTAACCTCCTTTCCGCAGCGGGGACAGTACCGGTACTCGCACTCCCCTCCGGCGGTCTTTTTATACGCCTGATATGCCGTTCCCCTGCAATAGGGGCAGATGAACACCTGAGACTTTGTCCGGTTCGGATCTGCTCTGATCCAGCCTTTCATCACAGCCATTCCTTCACGTAGAGCTTGCACTCGCCGTCGGTCTCGCTGATGCGGTCCTTTGCTGCGAGCCTGATCTCCTCCATAGAGTCCGAGGTGCAGAGCAGCTCTCCGGTGTCAAAGATATCCGTCTCGTAGATATCCCAGAGCTCATACTTCTTCATCTTCTTCCTCCTCAACTATCTCCATGTTCCGGAAGGCGTAGGCGATCATATCAGACACGGTCTTTGTCTGCGTATCCTTGGAGATGTTCATAACTGCCTCTATCATGGCAGCGGCCTCCTTGGTACACTTCACGAGCTTGGTCTCCTTGTACTCCCTTACGAGATGCTTCTTCACCTTGAAGGTCTCTACCTCAGGCGGTGTATTAACTGACTTCTTACCCATATTCATTCTCCTTTCAGCGGTTCTGCGCTACACTGACCACAACGGCCAGCAGCATATTTGCGAGTGCGTCTATCATGCGTCTGTCCCCGGGCGTGAGCTCGTTGTAGAGCTTCTCGAAGTTCTCGGGGGATGTGCTGCGTGCGTCCTCTCTTGTGTTCTCCATAATTACACCTCCTTGTCGTCAAAGTATTCGATAGCTGAGAAATAGTCCTTGTACTTCTTCATCAGCTCCGGTGTGAGGTCTGTGAAGTCCTCCCCGTCCTCGCAGCAGAGGAAGAACGCGCCTCTGATGACCGTGCGGCTGTCAACGTGCCTGTTCTGCTTCTGCTCAGGCTTCAGGAGCCCTTCCTCGTCGCATACCAGGAGGACATTATCGTCGAAGGGCTTTATCACCTGTATGTACCCGCCGACGGTCTCCTGCATTGCTTCAAGCGTGTCCGGGATGTCCTTTTCATAGGGACGCTTTCCCGGTTCGATTACCAGTATGTTCATAACTTACCTCCTTGACTGTCCCCTCCGGCGTTGCTATAATGAAAGCGGAAGGGGGTGAAATAATGTGAATTACAATGATCTCCATGAGTTTACATGGAACGAACTGTCCTCTCTAAGTTGGGACGAACTCAGTCTCAAAGCCGACGAGCTGATTGAAAAACTTCGGAACGATAACAGAGAATTGCCTGTTTCTGCTATCGAAAAGTTACAGGAGCTTTGCGACAGACTACCTGAGAACGCCCCGGAAATAAAGAAAGGGATGACACTTTCTGATGCTTGCAATCTTTTGAATTTCATTCTCAATTACATTACCAAACTGCCGGAGATTGCCGAAAAATATGCTCCTGTCGCAGAAAAGATAATTGAGCTTATTGCAAAGCAGTTCATTTGACCTCAATGTCCGCTGCCTTATTGGCGGCGGATTCTTCTTTCATGTGGTTATTCACAAGTTCTGTAACATTTGGACAAGTTCTCAGAACCTCCAGAAGCGCGGTCTTTTCTTTTGAATCCGAATTTTCTATCAGGTCCGCGAATGATCGAAATATCTCTGCAAGAGCTTTCATTGTTTCATTATCATTCTGTTCCATGTTCATCCTTCCCCCCTCCTTTCCTCATCTCTTCACACATCCGGCTCCCTTGCCAACGGGATGCTGCGGCTGTTTTTCTGCCTTGGTTTCTTTTCCTCGTAGGGATTTGTCGCTTGCAAGATTATAATTCACATTGTCGCTGTGAACTTACAACAGTATTATATCATCGTGAATGTGAATTGTCAATAGGTTTTTATCATTTATCATGTGAAAAGGTGCACAAGATTCTCACATCAATATTGTGCATTTTGTTTTATATTCGCTCTTGACAATTATCATCAGTGATGATAAAATGAAAACATGGAGGTGATTTGCTTGAATCCTGATAACTTAAAAGAAGCAAGAAAATCAAAAAAGCTGACTATGCAGCAAGCTGCCGACTTAATTGGAGTTAGTGCAAGCTCATATCAGAAATACGAATACGGAATTAATAAGCCTGACGTCGATACATTACAGAAGATAGCAGATGCTTTCGGCGTCACCACAGACTACCTTCTCGGACGTGAGCAGCAGACCGATCCGCTTGCCCTCCTTGGCATAAGGAACGACGAAAAGGGCGCTCTCGGAGCATACCTGAAGCTCGACGAGAAGAACCGCCAGATAGTCATTGACGCCATGATCGCCCTGGGTGACGCTGCACGGAAGAGCCGGGAGCTGAGCTCTCAGGAGCTGCGGCAGATGATAACAAAAAAATTCTCCTTTCTGCCTA